CTTTAAGTCTACCGTGACAAGTGAAGACACAATTAGCGATGGTGCGGTTAATAGACAGTTTACACCGGCACAAGCGCAAGCTGAAGTTGATTTGATGCTGAACGACAAATCTCATGCTTATTGGGATCGAAAAAACCCTGTAGCGCGTGAGCGTGCCGTACAGCGGATGCAAGACTTGATGGGAATGATACATGACTGATAACGAAAGTACATTATCCCCATTGGAAATTAGGCTCGAATGTCTTAGAATGGCAGTCGAGTTTGGTACTCAACGTGATATTATGAATCCAGTAGGACTGGCAGATAAATATTATGCTTGGGTAATGAGCGAGGGTAGCGGAGAAATCCGTCCTCAAGACCATCGGAAAGACGATAGCCATAAGTCGGCTCAAAAGACTAGGAGTGTCCGATCAGTCGGGTAGCACGCTGCAAAGTTCAAATGTAACCAGTAGAAAAAAGGAGTGACGCTATGTCAACTCAAGTAACTACAGCATTTGTACAACAGTATTCTGCTAACGTGCAGATGCTATCGCAGCAGATGGGAAGCCGTCTTCGTGATGCAGTGCGCGTTGAAAATGTTGTTGGAAAAAATGCTTTCTTTGACCAAGTGGGTGTAGCTACTGCACAATTGCGTACTACTCGCCATGCCGATACACCACAGATCGACACACCTCATGCACGCCGCCGCGTTTCACTTGCGGATTATGAGTATGCTGATCTGATTGATGACCAAGACAAGGTTCGTATGCTGATTGATCCTACCAGTGCTTATGCAATGGCAGCAGCAGCAGCTATGGGTCGTGCAATGGATGATGTTATTATCACCGCTGCAACAGGCACAGCGTTCACAGGTGAAACTGGCTCAACATCAACAGCCTTGCCAGCCGGTCAGCAAATTGCTGCTGGTGGTGCAGACATGACTGTTGCAAAGCTGCGTGAAGCCAAGAAAATCCTTGACCTTTCTGACGTTGACCCATCAATCCCGCGTTACATTGCGGTGGGGCCAAACCAGATTGAGGCATTGCTTGGTGACACAAATGTAACCTCAAGCGACTTCAACACTGTGAAGGCACTTGTTCAAGGTGAAGTAAATCAGTTCATGGGTTTCAACTTCATCATGACAAACCGCCTTGCAATCTCAGGCAGCACTCGCTCATGCTTTGCATGGGCTGAAGATGGCCTAGCGATTGGTGTCGGCAAAGATGTTAATGCAAGAATTGATGAGCGTGCCGATAAAGGCTACGCAACTCAGGTCTACTACTGCATGAGCATCGGTGCTACACGCATGGAAGAAAACAAAGTCGTTCAAATCGATTGTGATGAATAGGAGATTGAAGAATGGCTACTGTATATTCCGTACAAAAGACTAACTGGAACCAAACAGTTCCAGCGGTCAACAACAAGACAAACGAAATGGGCGGTCGTGTTCGCATTGCTCATGGCGTTTATGAGGCATCTGCCCTCGCATCAGGTGACGTTATTGAGATGTTCAACATCCCAAATGGCGCACGCTTGATCGAAGGTTCGCTGGCTCATGATGCTCTTGGTGCTTCAACAACTTTGTCTGTAGGCTATGCAGCCCACACTGACAGCAGCGGCACAGCCGTTGCTGCGGCAGCGGCAGCATACAAAGCAGCAGCAGCTTCAACAGCAGCACAGAAGGTAGACATTTTGGCTACTCTTGCGCTGGGTTCTGGAACTGTTGTTGATGCTGACAAAGATGGCTTGCCAGTTTCCGTCACAATGGGCGGTGCTGCTGGTACAGGCACTATTGAAGTCACAATCAAGTGGGTTCTCGACTGATTTGGTTGGGGCGGCTTTTGTCGCCCCTTCCTTCCTATTAGGAGTTTGCCATGCCGTCTGTTGTTGATATTTGTAACGAAGCTATGGATTTGCTAGGTGCGGCAACCATTACCTCACTAACTGAAAATTCAAAAGAAGCGCGACTTTGTAACCGCAAGTTTGATACTGTGCGGGATTCTGTATTACGCGCACATCCTTGGAATGTGGCTATTTCTAGGGCAGCATTAGCTGCTAACAGCACAGCCCCAGCATTCGGGTTTACCTATCAGTTTCCACTACCGACTGATCCTTATTGTTTGCGTGTCCTGTCTTTTTGGAACTCAAACGTAAATAATGAACTTGCTGCTTATGACAGCAACATTATGTTTAAGATTGAAGGACGCAGTATTCTTAGCAATGAGAATGATTGCCGGATTGTTTACATATCTCGCGTCACCGACACAGAACAGTTTGATCCTCTGCTATCGACTACTATAGCGCACCGGCTTGCCGCTGACACAGCTTATGCCATCACCGGCAGTAACAGTGTTTCCCAGCAAATGTTTGCGCTTTATGAAAGCCGACTAAAGGAAGCAAAGGGTGTGGATTCTATGGAAGGCTACCCAGAGCAGCCAGTAGCGGATTACTTTATCGACATCAGGTATTAAGACATGGCGCGTATATCCAGCATTATTACTAACTTCCGCGCTGGTGCTATATCGCCGCGTCTTGAAGGCCGCATCGATCTTGAGAAGTACAACCAAGCTGCAAAGACATTGCAAAATATGGTTGTGTTTCCGCAAGGCGGTGTGACTAGACGGCCTGGAACATACTACGCAACTACATCAAAAGATGGCGGCAAGGTAAAGCTAATCGACTTTGAATTTAGCGATGAGCAAGCTTACATCCTTGAGTTTGGTGCTAATTACATCCGCATAATTAAAGATGGCGCGTTAGTCACTGAGACAACCAAATCGATTACTGCTGTAACACAGGCGAACCCTGCCGTTGTAACCTCTGCATCACATGGATATTCAAATGGTGATAGAGTGTTTGTGACGGGCATCGTGGGGATGACACAGCTAAACAACCGTGAGTTTACTGTGGCTAATGTAGCAGCTAACACGTTTGAGTTGTCTGGTATAGATAGTTCAGCTTACACAGCTTACACAAGCGGCGGCACTGTAGGCAAAATCGTTGAAGTGGCTACCAGTTATTCTGTAACTGAGGTTTTTGAAATTAACCATACGCAATCTGCTGACATACTTTATCTTGTTCATAAGAACCACCCGCCAGCAAAGCTGGTAAGAACATCTGCTCATGCTGGATGGACGTTATCAGATATAGATATTATTGATGGCCCATATCTTGATGAAAACATAACATCTACCACTTTGTATGCTTCTGCTGACACAGGAAGCGTTACTTTAACAGCATCAGCTAGTTTGTTTACAAGTTCAGATGTCGGTAGATTGGTTAGGTTCCGTGAAGTATTAGAAATACACCATGATGAATGGGCGGCATCTACAAGCTACGCAAACGGTGTAACTGTGCGTTATAATGGTCATGTCTATGAGCAAGTGACCGGCAGCACCCAAACATCAGGTCTTACACCGCCGGTTCATTTGCAGGGCGATGAAACCTATGGTGCTATAACTTGGCGATATAAGCATGATGGAACTGGTTATTTAAAAATAACAGCGTTTACTAACGCGACTACAGTAACAGCCTTAGTAAAGAACTCTACAGGCGTTTTGCCAGATCATGTGGTCGGATCAGGCAATGCCACAGACAAGTGGTCTTTAGGGGCGTTTGGGGGCGATCAAGGCCAGCCTAGAGCCATTGGCTTCTATGAGGAGCGTTTATACCTAGCTGGCACTACAGGCCAGCCACAGACCATATTTGGCAGCGTATCGGCTGATTTTGAAAACCATACACCTGGAACATTAGACGATAGTGCCGTAAACTTTACCATTGCGTCTGACAAGGTAAACGTAATCAAGCATATTCTTCCTGCACGTTTCTTGCAAATACTGACCACCAGTGCAGAATTTACTTTGTCTGGCGGGTCTGGAACTACGCCAGTGTCACCAACAAACGTGAACGTGCTGCGAGAAACAACTTTCGGCACATCGGATATCCGTCCTCTACGCGCTGGAAACAGTACAATTCTTATTCAAAAAGGCCAAGAAAAGGTGAAAGAAATAACCTTTGATTTGGATACTGATGGATTGCTGGGCATCGATCTTAGCATCCTAGCAGACCATATCCCTCGCGGTGGCCTTAGTGACATGGTTTGGCAGCAAGAACCAGAACTGATTTTGTGGTTTGTCCATTCAGATGGTCGTTTGATCGGGCTTACATATGACCGCGCTAACGGTGCTATCGGGTGGCATGAGCATCCTTTAGGCGGTAATGCCGTTGTAGAAAGCGTAGCAGCCATTCCAAGCGGCTCAGAAGACCAAGTGTACCTATCAGTAAAGCGCACAATCAATGGAAGCACAGTGCGTCATATCTGCTATATGACACCTATATATTTCAATGATGATATATTGGATGCCTTTTTTGTAGATAGCGGCCTGACATATGACGGTAGCGCAACAACTACAGTTAGCGGCCTAAATCATTTAGAGGGCGAAACAGTATCTATCCTAGCTGATGGCTCTACACACGCGGATAAAGTGGTTACTGGCGGCACTATAACTTTGGATAGAAGCGCGTCTAAAGTACACGTTGGTTACAGCTACACATCATATATTGAAACACTGCGTTTAGAAGCCGGTGCAGATGATGGGATAGCACAGGGCAAGATCAAACGTATTCATGGCGTAACTGCAAGATTTTTAAACACTGTAGGCGCAGAGATAGGGCCAACAGTTAATAGTTTGGATCGTGTTCCTTTCCGCGACAGCAGCATGGCAATGAACCAAGCTGTTCCAATGTACAGCGGAGATAAAGAAGTGTCATTCCCATCAGGATATGACAACGATGCCCAAATTGTGATACAACAGACACAGCCACTTCCAATGACAGTTTTGGCTATTATGAGAAGGTCTAACACGTTTGATGCTTAAAATTGTGCCATTTAAAAAGGAACACATTGAGCAAATTGAAACCCGCTATCATTTTCCAGACGCGGCAAAGGTAGCATTTACAAGTGATAATTCTATGGTGGCTTACACAGGTATGATGGGTGAAAAGATATTCGCTTTAGGTGGTGTGTACCAGTTATGGCAAGGCGTTGCTGAAGCATTTTTTATTATGTCATCACACGCATACGACAAGCCTTTGACTGCGGCTAAATACTCACGCGCTATGCTCGATTACATCCAAGAGCAAAACAACTATAATAGGTTGCAAGCCAGTGTTAGCTGCAATGATGATGAGGCTGTTAGATTTATTGGTTGGTTGGGTTTTGAAAATGAGGGGCTAATGAGAAAGTTTGGGCTAGATGGCACTGACTACTATCGTTATGCGAGGGTGCAGTAATGGCTATTGATCCGATTACGATGGCAGCAGTAGGAACCGCTGTCGGTGGAACGATGAGTTTCAAAGGCAAGCAGGCTGAAGCCAAACAAGCCCAGAAAATTGCAGAGTATAATGCTCAAGTTGCAGAACAGGAAAAGGTTGCTCTTGCTGAAGTCAAAGCTCAAGAAGAGGTGTCACTGCGTAAAAACGCAGAACGATTAGTTGGAACACAAAGAGTAATGACCGCTGCTTCTGGGGTGCAAACGTCAGGTAGCACCTTAAATGCTTTAAAGGACACTTTTTTTGCTAGAGAATTAGATGCCCTTAGCATACAACAAGCCAGCAGCAGAGAGCAAGCTATGAAAACTCAAGAAGCTGCAATGACACGGCTAGAAGGTAGGGCAAAAGCATCTGGCCTTAAATACCAATCATACGCCAGCCTTGTTAACAGCGGCTCTAAAGCTGCAACTTTGATGGGATAAGATATGCCAAAGATACCCTTATACAATCAAGGTTTAGGCCAGACGGTAACAACGAAGCCAATACAAGGTGTTCGTGCTAATGAAGGCGCGTTTACTGCTGCACAAAAAGGTTTTTCTGAGTTTGGCGAAAGCTTAGAAAATGCTGCTTTTCAATTTCAAATGGAAGAAAAGAAAGCCGAAACTGACCGTATTGGTGACGAAGAGACATTAAATCTGCAAAACAGGGCTGAAAATTTTAGACTAAACAACAAAGACACTGATACAGCTACTTATGAAAAAAACTGGAAAAAATTTCAAAACAAAGAGCTAGATAGACTGAAACAATTGCCGCTTACAAAATCTCAGTTAAATACTGTGACAAGAAGATTGTTGCCAATTTTTTCTAGTGAAAGCAGTAAGGGCAAAATAAACGCTTACAACCGTGGGCAAAGTATTAGGTTAAATGCTGCTAATGCTTTAAATGAAAACAATATTAGCAAAGCCTCAGATTTGCCGATAGGTCATCCAGACAGAGATTATATGATACAACAAATAGATGACAATATAGCC